AAAACTATAGGGATAAAATTTTATGGAGAATAGGCACCAGGCCCAAAATAATCAAGTCTAAGCAAATGGTGAGTGTAAACACGCATCATTTGTTTAATGACTTCGATCATAACTGATGTCCTATAATTACCAGAAATAAAACCCTCTTTGAACCGGAAAACAAATATCCGATCCATTCTGAAGAAATATATTCTATATCCTGCGACCACATTAATGTCAGGCCAAATCAGAATCTGGAAGTGCTGTGGCCTTCCATCTTCTAACGCAGGTAAGTAGATTTCTTCACTAATAGCATGCTCCCTCCCTGTTTGTAACTGAACAATTAAGTAACAGCAAAACTTAAGGAAAGGAACTGTGCTATTTAAATAAATTATGCGACTTTCAATGGAATTGAAAAGTGTTGGCAAGTCAAACATGTTTGGTAATGAAAACAAAGGGACGACCTGCCAGCAGGTTTCGGCCAGTGCTCGTCAGGCCCCTAGCTGGCATTGAAGGAAATTTTTATTTTGTTTTACGAAGCATAATGAAAGAAAACCTGTTGCCAGGTAAGGAAGCCAGGGATCATAGGGGTAACCCATCTCCGCTCACAAGCCGGTTTAACATCCAAGGGGTTTAGAAGCCCCATGTAGCGGTTGCCGCCTTGTCACCCAAAAGGTAAGGGTGTGTTCCGCACATGCTTCCCAAGAAAGAAAAGGGATAAATATTTGACTTAAGAAGATGAGCATGAAATGAGACGAATGAAAGCTTGGTTTCCACCTGCCGCAGCAAAATGGACGGGACACATAACCAGGGGTGACTTCACAATCACCGACCAGCAAGCTAGAAACAGTTCCCAAAATATACTCAAAAAGCCTAAGCCTCGACTTCTTTGAGCACTGAAAATTTATTGCCCTCCTCATTTAGTTTAGGAAAGTCAGAGGGCTGAGGAATTTTCTGAACCTCTTTTGGTTTTTGGGGCGCTTTGGCGCATGCCAAACACTTCTTGTCATTGATGACAATCCATCCATGTTCGCAAGCTTTACCAGAACACCTTATACATGGCTTGCCAGTAGTGGCGACCCAGCCATGTTCACATTTCTTCCCTGTGCATTGTATGCAGGGGTAACCCTCACGGATTGCCCTTTTATGCTCACAGTACAGGAATGAACGCCTACCATTTTTGGTCATAATGGTTACGGTAGGAACACCATTGCTGTCTTTAGCAAATATTGGTTCATATTTACTGTTGACCTTTTTCTTAATAACTTCCTTTGTTTTAACCTTTAAAGGAAGCTTCTCTGCATCCTCACTCCACGAAAATGAGGTCTTAGCAGGGTTTTCTATATCAGCAACAATTTGAGCCTCCAGATTTTTACGTCTTTCGGCTCGTGCTGCTTTAGCGTTAATGGGAATTCCCCAGAAGGCACGCCAAGACCTCCTGAAGAAGGCAATAATAGCGAGATAAATTTTGCGAAACATGTCCGGAGTGTTGTAAATACAATAACAAGGGACGACAACCCAAAAGGATTGTTTCGTGTGGCGCTCATCAGGCCCCTTACCACATTATTTAATCCTTGGAAGTAGTCTTGTCATCTAAAACGATGTCAGGGCTAAACTCCTCGGCTTGGAAGATTACATCATCAGAGCCATCCAGGCTCTTTTGTAATTTACGTAGGTAAGGGTCGAAGCCCCCAGAAAAAGACTTTAAAGACAAACTCATTGCTGCACCCACAGTGGACAGCATGTCAGTTAGTCTTTTAAGACCAGGCCGTCCATTTGGCTTGGCTTTTACTTTAAGCTTATCTATTGCAACTTTCTTATAGATGAACTCTTTGGTTTTTT